ACGCTCCTGCTGACCGTTTTGCGGGCGTGGATTTCGGCAGCGAGACGAAGACCGACGCGCCAACCCTGCCCGCGGAGCTGCCAGGGGGTGAACAGTCGAAGCCTGAGCCGGAAGAAAAAGCCGAGCCTCAAGAGCCGACCTGGTACGTCAAGCGCATCGGCAGCGTCACGGCTAAGCGTAAAGAGGCCGAGGAACGCGCATCCCGCGCCGAGCAGGAGCTTGCAGAATACAAGCGCGCCCTCGCCGCCTCTCGCGGTGAAGAAGAGCGCCCACCAGAGTTAACGCCTGACCAGATCCGTCAGCAGGAGCGTGATGGCTTTGCACGTCAGCAAGCGCAGCAAGCCGAAGCGCAGGAGTTTGGCACAGCAACGCAGCGGGTCGCGCAATCCCTGACGGAAATACATGGAACGGGCGCGATCCAAACAGCTACGAAGTCCCTTGTTGAGCGCGCCGGTCTCGACTTCGATAATAAGTCACACCAGCAGATCATTCGCGACATATCGGAGTTGCCGAACAGTGGCGCGGTGTATTATGCTCTCGCCAACGATCCAGATGCCGCAAGTGAACTACTCGAAGCTCCCGAGCGCAAGCAGTTCGCCATGCTCCAGAGGTTTGCTGACAAGGTGCCCGCAAAGGAACAGGAACAGGCTGCACAACCTGCTCCTCGGACCGCACCGGCCATCTCGAGAGCGCCACCTCCTGTCGCTGCAACGTCTGGTTCTGGACGGGCGACCTCAAGCCGCTCGATTTATGATGGCGATCTCAGCATGGAAGACTACATCAAGCTGAGATCCAAGAAGTAAGCCGAAGGGCTCTAAGCTGGCGTTTCCCGGTGTCACATAACCGGGCGCTGACTGGCGCGATAGCCACGGGTGGTTTCCGGTCGTAACCGGCACACGTTCTGGCAATGCCGAGAGCGGGTCATGAGGCGCAAGAGCGCCATGTGTGAAAGCCCTACCCGTGGCAAACAATCTGATCAACAACAGCATGATCACGCGCGAAGCGCTCATGCTCCGCCGTAACACCAACGATTTCATTCAGAACGTCTCGCGCGAATATCAGGATCAGTTCGCGCAGCGTGGCGCCAAGATTGGCGACACGATCAACGTCCGCCTGCCGAACGATTATGTCGTTCAGGACGGCCCGACCGTGAACCCGGAAGCGACCGCTGAGCGCTCAATTCCGCTGACGATCAACTTCCGCAAGAACGTCCCGATGTCCTTCTCCACGCAGGAGCGGACCTTGAACATGGACGATTTCTCGGGCCGCTACATCGCGCCTGCGGTGAACGCTCTCGTCGGTCAGGTCGCATCTGACGCCATGACGCTCGCTCTTCAGGCGTCGAACATGGTGGTCAATACCGACGACAACGGCAATCTGATCGCGCCCTCCTCGCAGACGTGGCTTCAGGCCAAAGCAATCCTGACGGCATGCAACGCGCCGCTTGATGACCGCTTCGCCGTTCTGGACCCTATGACCGACGCCAACACGGTTTCGGGTATGATGGGCATGTTCAACCCTGGCAATACTGTCTCCCGGCAGACGACTGATGGCCAGATGGGCTCCAAGATCCTTGGCGTTCGAGAATGGATGCAGGACCAGACCGTCACGATCAGCCAGACTGGCTCGTATGACGGAAAGGCCACGGCGACGGGCACATACGGCAACTACACACCGAATGGCGCGCCCGTTACGACGATCTCGTCCAGCGCATCCCCGCATTCGTCCGTTCTGACTGTCTCCGCCATCAACGGCACGCTCAAGGCGGGCGACATCATCACGATTGCCGGTGTGAACCGCATCAATCGCATCAATAAGAAGAGCCTGCACATTCCGCAGCAGTTCGTTGTTCTGGCTGATTGCGCGTCGGATGCAACGTCGATCCCGCTCTCTCCGGCGATCATCCCGCCCGGTGCGAATGGTCCGGTCCCGTATCAGACCGTTGACGCAGCTCCTGCTGCTGATGCGGCCATTACGCTCGTGGCCCCGGCAAACTCCATCATTCGCCGCAACATGCTCTACAGCAAGCGGGCTATGACGCTCGCGACTGTTGATCTGGAAATGGTGGACCGTGGTGTTGTGGACTGCGGCCGCGCATCGCTCGACGGCATTAGCCTGCGTACGCTGACGTACTACAACGGCTCGGATGATACCCGCGCAACGCGTCTCGACGTGCTGTACGGTATCGGAATGCTGCGCCCTGACTGGGCCGTCATCGTGCCTGAGCTGGTCGGCTAATGAAGCACTACCCGCGCACTCTCCTTGATCCAAACGGCTACACGACAGTGACTGTCCAGAACGAGGAACAGGAGGCGCGGGTTCGTGCCCGTTTTGCGGGGCAATCTGAACCGGAAGGCAAAGACGCTCCGCCCAAGCCCGTTATGAGACGCAAAGGGCGTACCCCCAATGTCAGGAAGTCTTAACGGGACGCCCGGAGCTTCAGGCTACCTCGTTTCCGATCTTATCAGCATGTCCCTTCGTCAGATTGGCATAGGCGCAATGGGCACAACCGCCAGCGCTCCCGATCTCAGTGACGGTGTCATGCATCTGAACATGATGTTGGCCCAGTGGCAGCGGAAACGCTGGCTGGTACCCAACCTCATCGATCGGGCGTTCATGTCGACTGGCAAAAGCGTCTATTACGTTGGGCCTGGTGGCGACCTCGATATTCCGGTACGGCCAGACAAGATCGAAGCGGCTTATGCGCGCTTGCTGAATGGCGCCCCACAATCCGTAAGTGGGCAGTTTAGTCAATCAGACTTCGACGGAGATTTTCTCGTTTCTGAAGACGGTCTGAATGCAGGCGTCCAGCCCATCGATTACGGCTTAGAAATCATCCAGTCCTACGAGGATTATGCTGGTCTCGGCCTCAAGGCACTCAGATCATGGCCCAACTACGCCTATTATAATCCCGCGTTTCCAATGGGTGAGTTCAGACCCTGGCCTATTTCTGCGCCAGATATTTGGGAATTCCATATCGTCTTCAAGTCTCCTTTGCCTTCAAGTGTCGCGCTCACGGACGCCATTAATCTGCCTCCTGAATATTGGGACGCGATTATGTGGACGCTCGCGGCGAGAATGGCTCCGTCTTATGGGCAGGAAGCCAGTCCGACAGTGGTAGCGAATGCCAAAGCTGCACTCACCACGATCAGAGCGTCAAACACTCAAGTACCGACGCTCGGGATGCCCTCAATCCTCACTCCAATCAACAATCCATTTTATTGGCCCGGTCTGGAGATCCAGAGACTATGACACTCCCCGCTCTGGAGAAGATTGTATCTCTTCCGTCGCTAAAATCCTTCCTAAACGTTCTGCTGCAAAATGCTCCCGATGGGGTATTGTCTGCTCCCGGAGTGGCGTTTGCGAATGACCAATCATCTGGTTTGTGCCGGAACGAAGATGGCTCGATTTCCATAGTCAGCCAGGGCAAGTCGTCGCTTCAGATCAATGCCGACGGCAGCTTGAGCGCGCTTGTCCCGTCTCTGGGGCTGAACGTCACCCTGGCCGGCAAGATGAAGCAGCTTGTCATGGTGACAGACTTCGGTGTCGTGCATGACCCGAACGGAGAGAATGTCACCGCAAATTCGATCGCTTATCTCAGCGCCATCACCATGACCAGCGGGCAGGCGCGACTTCATCACCCACAGAATATCACCGCCGTGCTGAACCCCATGATCTTCAAGGTTCCGATCCATCTGGAACTGGCGGGGACAATCATGCTGGCACGCGACACGAACGCCTCCATCATCGAGCTTCAATCCAGTAACATTGTGATTGATGGCCTTGGGACTGGTATTCTTGATGGCAATCGTACCGGACAGGTTGGTGGTGTAGGCACTGCTCTGGCAGGTATAACGGCAAACTGCACAACTACCAGCGCCGCAATGCCCCTGCCTCCTGCCGACCCCATTGCGATCAGCAGTATCCGCATCCGAAATTTGAAAATCAAAAGCGTCTTCAACTGGCCGATCAGTCTGGGGTTTATTTCTGACTGCCGGGTGGAGGGCTGCACGTTCTATGACAGCATGTCATCTCCACAGTTTATTTTCAGCGCAGACAACTGCTGGTTTAATCACAACCACGTCTACGATATCACAGACGGTGGCTTTGTTTTTTATCAGGGCAATCGTCACTGCGGAGCGACCGGAAACATTATCCATGACTGTCATGACGGTATTGGCGTGTACTGCGACAACGACCAGATGTCGGCAGATATGTTCGTCACTATCCAAGGCAATATTGTCTACAATAACCGGGACAGTGGGATCGGCCTCACGACTGGCGGAAGCAATCCCGTATTGCTCCAGCAGCGGGTCATTGTGGCTGGAAATATTCTTGCCAACAACAATACGGGTGGCCGTAGCGGGGGTGGTTCCATTGGCATTGTTGGCGCTCAGGGCGTATTGATCGATGGAAATATGATCTTTGGCGACGGGTCTAACGGCACCGGAACAGACCCGTCTTATTCAATTTTCGTAGATGGTGTTTCGTCGTTTGTGACGATCCAGAACAACATCATTGGCGATTGTGGAAGTGCCAGCGCGTTGGGTGTTGGCATCTGGCTTGCATCTCCCAACAACTGTTCAGTCATTAATAACGGCTTCTACTGCACCCAAGGTGCCAGTGGCGTCATGAAGGCGGGTATCGGTGGCGGCTTTGGGGCTGCTGGTATCTATCGTGACAACTACACGATGGGCGCAATCAACGGCTATCTGGACCAGGTCAATAAGCCTGCCGATCTGCTGATGCAGCAACGTCAGAGTAATGGGTCTCTGGCTATTTCCAATGGCATCGAGGTCACATCGGGCGACCTGATTGTGGATCAAGGTCGCATTGCCTTTTCGAATTTTTATGCCGCCACGGCTCAGGGAGCGAACCAGTCTGGAGCGCAAGCCTTTAACCAGCAAATGGTCATCGTCACTGTAGGCGCTTCCGGTGCTGGCGTTATACCGGATATCGACATCCCAAATGGCGCACCGGTTCTGATTTTCAATCGAACTGGCAACAGCATCAAGATTTATCCCAACACAAATGGACAGATCGAAGGGCTTGGCGAGGACAACCCGCTTTCTCTGGCAAACACACAGTGCCTGATGATGTTCAAACAGCCATCTACGACATACACGGGTGGCCAGTGGTGGACGACGCTCATGCCAGCGGGAACAGGCAGCTGATATGGCGCGGATCAACCTTGGAGGCGGCTCATATCTAGCGGCCAGCGCATCGGTTTCGGCGCAGCGTTGCCTGAACCTGTACGCTGAGCCATTGCCGCAGGTGCAGGAAGAGCCGATCCAGTTTGCCTATTACCCGACACCCGGTATGCGCCCGGTCTATCGCGACACCACGCCTGCCCCTGTTCGTTGTCTCTATACGACCAGTCAGGGCGATCTGGTGGCCGTAATCGGTGGCAATGTCGTGCGCATCAACGCAGGCGGGTCTGCAACTTTTATCGGCAACATCGATGACGGCGTGACACAGGTCCGCATGATCGATAATGGGCTGACGCTGTTCATCGTGGATGGAACCGAGCGCGGGGGGTGGTACTGCTCCATGCCGCCCGGCCCCGGTGAGGCGTTTGGATTTCTAACCAAGATCAGTGACACAGCTTTTTATGGCAGCGTGACGATTGGCGTGCTGGACCAGTTCTTCCTGTTCGTTCAGCCTCGGTCCCGGCACTGGTACACATCGCCGTCTGACTTTACGGATGAGGCCACGACACCCTTCGATAGCCTCTATATCGCCAGCAAGACGAGTTACCCTGATCAGATCGTCGGGCTTGCCGTGGTGGCGCAGTCCATCTGGATCTTTGGAAGGCAAACGACAGAAGTCTGGTACAATTCCGGTGCGTCTGACTTCCCGTTCCAGCGCAATCCGTCCGTGGTTGGCCTACACGGGTGCCTGTCTGCGGCTTCCATCGCTCACACGTTCGGGGCTGTCTACTGGCTCGGCCGCGATACGGCTGGTCAGGCGCGGGTCTTCGAAGGGCAGGCGAACACAGCTGAGGCTGTCAGTTCGTTCCCGATTACCCAGGCGCTGCAAACCTATGGCGATCTGTCAGACGCGATCGGACACACCTATCAGCAGGGCGGTCATCGGTTCTACGTCCTGACGCTGCCCCGCGTCGGCAAGACATGGGTGTTCGATGCGGACACGCGCCTGTGGCACGAGCGGTGTGGTCTGGATGCAGACGGAAACGAAACGCGCATCCGGGCCAACTGCTGGGCTGGAGCTTATGGCCGGGTCTATTGCGGCGACTGGAAGAACGGCACGATCTATGAGGTCTCGCCCGATTGTCTGGACGACGCTGGCACACCGATCAAACGCCAGCGAGCTTTCCCTCACCTGCTGACGGCCGGCACGCGCGGCATTCACCGCCAGTTTATGCTCGACATGCAGAACGGATCGGGCATCACAGTCGATGTGGACTGGTCGGACGACCGGGGCGCGACGTTCTGCACGCCGCAGCCCCTCCCCTTGGGCACAAGCGGCAACGTCTGGCCGAGTATCTGGCGACTGGGGCTGGCGCGTGATCGCGTGTATCGCATCACCTGGACGGGGCCGGCCCATACGGCCCTCATGGGCGCGTTCATCAACGTGGATCCGGTGAAGACATGAGCGGCACGACAAAAGCAGCGAATTACCAGATCGGATTTCCTCAGGGGCCCCTGTCCGTCAACGGCGTGATGACGTCGGAATGGCAGCGGTTCTTTCTGTGGATGTTCAATCGGACGGGCTCGTCCCAGGGCATCGACGGCGCTTACGTGGCGGGACAGTCGAGCCAGAACGCATCTGATATCGCAGCCCTGACCCTTCTGGCCAAGGAAGCCCTGCAGGACGCACAGCTTGCCCTTGCCGACGCCTTGGCTATCCGTGCCGAAGCTAGAAAAGCGTTGGAAACTGCGGAGGATTTGGCTATCATGCGTGTTACGACGTGCAATGCACGAGACGGGTCATTCCTGAATGAAAGCATGGTCCTCCCGACCATGATCTGACATGGCCGTCTCTCCGCAATCGCTTTGTCCCGGAACAACCCTGACAGCTTCTGACGCCACGATCGTCACCGGAGCCTCCGGCACAACTGTTCTGACGTCTTCCACATTCGCCAATCCGACCACGGCAGCGGCCACACTGACGATCAAGCTGACGCGCTCTGGCGGTGCCGCTATTACGCTCGTGCCCGGACGGTCTGTTGCGGCCGCTTCAACGGTCCAGCCTCCGGAGCTGTCCGGACTGATCCTCTCGGCGAACGATACCCTCACGGCCTCTGGTGATGGCATCGCGGCCGTAGTGAACGGGTATGTCGCCTCGTGATGACCGATGCTGAAATCCTCGGCGCACAGGCGCCCAAACACGCCGTGATCTACCGGGATGGTGATGCGGTGGGTATGCTTCTGCCCATCACGACGTCTGTCTGGGAAGTCCATTGCGGCGCGGCCTCGGCCATGCGGGGTAAGGCTGCCCTTGCCGCCTTCCGGCGCCTGCTGTCCGAGTTCTGGTTCGATCACCCCGAGGTTCAGGAGCTGATTGGGGTTATGAAATCAGAGCACCTCTGCGCTCGCTACAATGCCGCTCGCCTTGGGTTTGAGCGCGTCAATACAAGCCCGATTGCATGGCCAGACGGGACGGTTCGCGAAACTGCCGATTACAGGATGAAACGCCCATGATCCGCCATCCCGCTGCCCCGTGCGACTATCGGCCTGGGGTCTGTTTCGATATTGGCGCGGCGGTTGGTGGCGCCGCTCAGGCTGCCGGAACTGCTGCCGCGACCGCCATGCAGGTCAATGCTGAAAAGCAGGCACGGCAGACCGCCATCAATACGGCGAACAGCGTAGCGCCAACGATCACGAACAGTGCGACCACGGCAAACGCCCTGCTCGATCCATATGCCTCGACCGGCACGAACGCGATCAACAGCCTGTCGAATGGTCTGACGGAGAATTATCTTCAGAGCACGCCCGGCTATCAGTTTACGCTGAACCAAGGTGAACAGGCCGCGACCAACAGCGCGGCGGCGCGTGGTCTGGCAGACAGCGGCGCGGCGCTCAAGGGCGCCTCCACTTACGCGACCGGGCTCGCTGACAGCACGTATCAGAACCAGTTCAACGACACGAACGCCTTGGCGCAGGAGGGCTACAACGCCCTTGGGCAGCAGGGCAACAATACCATGACCGCGGCGAACAATGCTGGTCAGATCAAGATGGAAGGCGCGAACGGGGCCATGGCCACAACCGTTGGTGCGGGGAATGCCTTGGCGAGTGGATTAAGCTCGATCGGCAATACGGCCAGCCAGTACAGCCTTTACAACGCCCTTCTGGGTGGAGGTAGCAGCGCACAAGACGGGAACTGGTCAGAGGGTAAAGCCGCAACAGGCGAAAGCGACTGGAGTTCTCAGTATGGCTAATTTCGACACAAACGCCCTCATGCCGACGTCCCTTCCTCAGCAGACGAACCCGCTTGAGTTCGCGTCTCAGGCCATTGGCGTGCGCAATGCCCTGCTCGGCAACAAGATCCAGCAGGCGCGATATGATGCCGATATGGCGCAGGGGAACGCCCTGCTCGGCGCGACAGGGGCGGACGGGAAAACTGATTACGCCAAGGCCCGGGCGGCTATGGCTGCCGATCCGGCTGCTGCCTATGGCGCCGCGCAGGCTATGCGGGAACAGAACGCCTCCCGGCAGGAAGATGTGCTCAATCAGGACGCGCAGCTTTCATTCCAGGAGCATGCCCGCAACGCCGTTGCTGGAGCATTTATCCGAGCGGCTGAAAATCCGACCAACGCCAATATTCAAGGTGCTGGAGCCTTTATCGCGCATCTGACGCCGGGAGCCCGCGACCAGATTGCCAGCACAACCAAAGACCTCCTGTCACTCCCGACAGCCGAGCAGCGATCCGAGGCTATTAAGACACTCGCAACGTCCACCCTTCCCGGCCATGACCAGATTGCCCAGACGTTCGGTACGCCAACGAGCGTGGACGACGGCCAGACGATCCAGACGGGAACGCAGGCCTCCGGCATGGGCGGCGGGGCGTTCACTCCTGCGTCTGGCGTGCAGCGGCAAATTTCGCCCGAAACCAATTCGTCTCCCATCGACATCGTGAACCCAGACGGCTCGCATAGCATCCTGCGCCGCGATCAGGTGGTCGGTGGCACGCAAGGGCGCCCGACCGTACCGCCTGAGGTTATGGGGTCAGGACGGTATCCGGCAGCGCAGCCTGCAAATCCGGGGTATCAGTCTGCTCCAGCAGCGGGCCAGACAGCAGCCCTCACCGAAACTGCGCAGGCAGGAGCGCAGGGTGCCAATGCTCTCATGCAGGCATCTGCGAACCGGAACGACCGGATGGCTGCACTCGGCAATATGTCGTCTGACCTTGAAGGCTTCACGTCCGGCCCCGGCAGCGAGCGCATCCGGCATTTTGCATCCGTCTTTGACAACTGGACGGGGGATGACTGGAAAAGCAACGAAATCGAAAGTGCCCAGTCCTTCAATAAATGGGCCCAGAACCTAGCCAACGCTCAGTCTCAGGCGCTTGGATCAGGTACCGACAGCAAGCTTGCGGCCGCTGTGCATGCCAGCCCGAACAGCGCACTTCAGGGTTCCACAAACCGACTGATGATCCACCAACTCATGGGCAACGAGGACGCCATCAATGCCAAGGCGCAAGCTTGGAAAGCCTCGGGGATGCAGCCTGCGCAGTTCCAGCAGTGGAACCAGCAGTTCAGCCAGAGTTTTGATCCGCGCGCCTATCAGCTTCTTCGGATGACACCAGACGAGCGCAAGACAGTGTTCGACGGCATGAAGAAGTCAGGCCAGATCGAAGAGTTCAAGAAGAACTACAACGCAATGGCAGCGGCCGGGCTGGTACCAAGTGGCGAGCGTTGATCAGGTCTATGAGGACGCCGGGAAATACTGGAACGTAGACCCGAACGTCCTGCGTGCGGTTCACCAGGTCGAGGATCCGAAGAACGATCCGAAGGCCCGGTCTCGTGCTGGGGCCATCGGGCACATGCAGTTCATGCCGGATACGGCCCGTAGCCTCGGCATCGATCCGACTGACCCGGTTCAGTCAATCTATGGCGCGGCACGCCTGCTGGACGAAAACCTGAAGCGATACGGCAATCTCCCGGATGCACTCCGGGCCTACAATGGCGGAACTGACCGCACCAAATGGGGGAATTCTGAAACCATGGCATATCCCGGCAAGGTTGCGGCCAGCTATCAGCCACCTCAGAAGCAGCAGAATACCGCCGCTGACACAGATGCCTTTGCCTCGACGTTTGGAAGCAGCCTTGGCGATAGTTCTCCCGCGGCGGACAAGCCGAGCTCAGGAAACGCCTTTGATGCCATGTTCGGACACGAGGACGGCGAGAGCACGGCCCAGAAGCCCGAACTCTCCCGCGCCGAAAAGGCGTGGACCCTCGTCAACGACACGGTGAACTCGGCAGGACGAGAGATTGACCGGACATTCGGTGTTGGCGTCCCTCACCTCGTGAGCTGGGCCACGTCTCTCGGGCATCACATGGACAATCCGGTTTCCGAGACCGCTCGGAGGGCTGGTGATTGGGTCGCCTCGAAAGAAGATGCAGACGAGGCAGCGCGTAAAGACGACTACGGTGCGCCCTATACCGATGCGGCCGGGACGATGCTCGGCGCTGGACTGGCGACCGGTCTGGGTGGTCGTATCGTTCGTCCGGCTGCCGCTGTTCTGGACGGCACGCGCGGCGGCCGAATTGTCGCTAACGCCCTGACTGGTGAAGGGCCGGCCGCCATGCGGTACGCCAATAATGCCCTTGTAGCAGGAACACAGACCGGTCTGGCGGGTGGCGATGCAAAGGATGCTGCGGCACTCGCCCTCGGCCTTGGTGCGGCGGGTAAGCTGGGCGGAAAAGTGCTGTCACCAGTTACAGACCGGCTTTCCGCAAGTATGCGCCGAGCCATCGATTATCTGGATCCTGAAGGCGCGACTGCGCATGCTGACTCGGAAACTCCCCCGGGAGTGCGGACAGCTGGTGCGACGGCCGATCCGGCCCCAATCAGCACTTCCGCACAGAAGGCTGAGGAGAAGGCCCAGATCAAGGCAATCTCCAAGGTCGGCGCATTTAGTGACCCAGAGAAAGCCGCAGATGCAATCGTGAAGGCGTTCACCAGCAAGGATGGCACGCGCCTTTATCAGGCCCAGACGCCGGGAGTGTTCCAGACCTCAGCCGTTCGAACGCAAGACCCGAAGATGGCCGGGCTGGAGAACAACCTGCGCGACCTCTATCCGGATGCCTTCCGCACGCTTGATAGCGCGAATGACCATGCTTACACGCAGCACCTGCGGGAGGTGATTGGTACGCCAGAGCAAATCCACAACCTCGAAGCCGAGCGATCCGCGTTTGAAGAAGCGCAGCGCACCAAGGCTTTCGAGAACGAAGAAGCCGTGCCAGTGGGCGCGCTCCATGCAACGCTGGATAGCCATATCGCGGCAAACAAAGGGAACGATCCGGTTCGGCAGGCCATCATAAAGGCCAAGAAGGCCCTTCAGGATGTGACTTTTGCCAAGGAAAACCCTTCCCCCACGCACAGCCTCTGGAACGAGCCAGAGGACCCGGTGCGTTGGGCCAAGCCGTCCGACCTGTGGAATGTTCGAAAGGCGATCGGGTATGGCCTTCAGAAGGCAGCAGCTGGCGAGGATGCGAACATGCGTGCGGCGGCTGCTCGCCTGTCTCCATTCATGGATGACCTTGCCAACCACATCGACCAGGGCGCGCCCGGCTTCCACGATTACCTTGAGGGATATTCCCGCCGTTCGGGCAACATCGACAGCCTGCGCTTTCTCCAGTCGCGTGGCCTGACCCAGCCATCCACAAACGCCCCGACAGGCGAGAGCGTGAATTACACGGCGCTAAAAAACCTGTTCAAGCAGATCGACAAAAACGAGGTTTCGGTTGCGACCAAGGGAACGGACGCCATCACGCCGGAGCAGGAAGCGCGCCTTCGGACTGTCTTCCGCGACATGCAGGCAGAGCGGACGATGCGCGATGCGGCCCGATCCAATGGATCGAACACGTTCAAGAATGCCATGCAGCAGCGCCAGAAGGAAATCCGGGGTGGACACTTCGGAGGTGTGGCCAGCACGCTCGGAGGCCTACTTGGGGCGCAGGAGGGCGGCTTGATGACCGGTGGCGTCACGGGTGCGGCGCTTCATGCTGGCAATGCACTGATCGGGCATGCTCTGGCCAACCGGCGCCTAACCAAGATGGAGCAGACGGACCAGGCCGTCATCAACCACCTGCTTGGTCAGTCGCGGTAATTGAACCTGACGCCATTCAAAAGCCGATCCGCCTTCTCAGCGCGGTATCGGCGGATGGCGTAGGGGGCGAAGGACAGGGCGATCAAGACGCAAGCCACCGTATAATCGTAGGCTGGTTGGCTTGTAATTGGACCTGGCTCATTTAGGCTCAGGACCCATTGATTTGATTATGGAAATCTGATTCA